TATCAAACCCAATATTCTTAAAAAAGCTGTACGTCTTGCACATAAAGCTGAATTCGGTAAAGAACAATCAGATCACGAATTGTTAGAAACTATCCTTACTACAGTTGGCCGTACTCTGTGATTGATACACTACTAAAACCCACCCTTGATTGGATTCGGGAGGACTATGCTAGTCATCGCAGTCGTTTTATTGTTGAGCTCTTGGCTTGGGCTATCAGTGTTGGTTGCTCAATTACCATGGCGCTCACCGTACCAAATCCTCCTCTTATATATATGTATCCTGTGTGGATTAGTGGTTGTGCCATGTATGCTTGGGCTAGTTATACTAGAAAATCATTTGGTATGTTGGCCAATTACCTATTGTTAACGTCAATCGACAGCGTCGGTTTGACACGCATGATTGTAGAAACAGTTAAATAACAGTAAGAGTCGCTCGCTCAACGAGCATGTAGACGGTCAATGGGCCATAAGCCATGGGAGATTTATGAGTTATGTAGATGCATTGTTCGATCGAGATAAAGATCGAATCCATATAGTTGAACGTGTCAATGGCGTTCGCAAATATCAAGAGTTTCCAGCCGAATATCGATTATATTACGACGATCCTAAAGGTAAGTTTCGTAGTATCTTTGGTACACCTGTATCGTGTTTCAGCACACGTAACAACAAAGAATTTCGCAAAGAAGTTCGCATGCATACAGGTAAAAATATTTACGAAAGTGATATCAATCCGGTATTTCGGTGTTTAGCAGAAAACTATCTAGGTGCCGATGGTCCAAAGTTACACACAGCTTTTTTCGATATTGAAACTGACTTTGATCAAGAACGAGGCTTTTCCAGCACAGAAGAAGCATTCAATCCCATTACTGCAATTACAGTTTACTTAGACTGGCTTGACCAATTGGTCACGTTAGCTCGACCACCCAAGGCAATGAGTATGGAAACTGCTCGCGAGATTGCTGCTGAATTTGACAATACGTTTATGTTTGAACGTGAGGAAGATCTACTCAACACCTTCTTAGACTTAATCGAGGATGCCGATGTGTTATCAGGGTGGAACTCAGAGGGCTATGATATTCCTTATACTGTCAATCGTGTTACACGCATATTAAGCAAAGATGACACAAGACGTTTTTGTCTTTGGGGACAATTGCCTAAGGCACGTACATTTGAACGTTACGGAAAAGAAAGTCTAACATACGACATTGTTGGTCGTGTACATATGGACTATATGCAGCTATATCGGAAATATACTTACGAAGAACGCCACAGTTATAGTTTGGATGCCATTGGCGACTACGAAGAATTAGGATCCAAAACAGCATACGAAGGTACACTTGATCAACTGTATAATCAAAACTTTAAAACGTTTATTGAATATAACAGACAAGACGTTATACTGGTTAACAAGATCGACAAGAAGCTAAAGTTCTTAGACTTAGCCAACACGATTGCACATGAAAATACAGTATTGCTGCCAACTGTTATGGGTGCGGTTGCTGTAACTGAGCAGGCCATTATCAACGAAGCACACAGCCGTGGTATGGTTGTTCCCAACCGTAAGTCATATGACAATGATAGCACACAGGCAGCAGGTGCTTACGTAGCATATCCTAAGAAAGGTATACACGAATATATTGGTTCGATAGACATCAACAGTCTGTATCCATCAGCTATTCGTGCCTTAAACATGGGCCCGGAAACTATTATCGGACAACTACGGCCAATTGCTACTGAGGCATTGATATCAGAGCGTATGGGCAGAAAGATGAGCTTTGCAGCCGCATGGGAAGGGCTATTTGCTACTCTTGAATATACTGCTGTTATGGAACAGCAACGCGGCACAGAGATCACAGTTGACTGGCATGATGGATCGAGTGACGTTCTATCGGCTGCGCAAGTTTGGTCTATTATTTTTGACAGTAACAAACCTTGGATCCTAAGTGCCAATGGTACTATCTTTACCTATGAGAAACAGGGCATTATTCCGGGATTGCTAGCTCGTTGGTATGCCGAACGTAAAGAGATGCAGTCTACATTAGCCAAAGTTAAGGAATCTGGCGATCATGAACAGGAAGAATACTGGGATAAAAGACAGCTGGTGAAGAAGATTAATCTAAATAGCTTATATGGTGCTATTTTGAATCCTGGATGTCGCTTCTTTGACAAACGTATTGGTCAGAGTACTACCCTGACTGGACGTACTATTGCTCAACATATGGATGCATTTGTTAATGAATGTATAACAGGACGTTACGATCATACCGGCGATGCGATCATCTATGGTGATACAGATAGTTGCTACTTTACTGCATATCCGGTATTGAAAAAAGAGATCGATGAAGGTCGCATGGAATGGACCAATGATACTGCTATTGCATTATATAACAGTATAGCCGATCAAGTTAATGAAAGTTTTCCTGGTTTTATGGAACAGGCTTTTCATTGTCCAAGAGAGATGGGTTCTATCATTAAGGGCGGTCGAGAGATTGTTGCCAGTAAAGGTCTATTCATTACTAAGAAGCGTTATGCTGTATTGTATTATGACAAAGATGGCAAGCGTTATGATGTCAATGGTAAGCCCGGTAAAGTCAAAGCTATGGGTCTGGATCTTAAGAGATCTGACACACCTAAGGTAATCCAAGAATTTTTAAGTGATATTCTTAACGATCTACTAAACAGCAAAGACAAAGAAGATATTATTAAAAAGATCATTGAGTTTAAGTATCTGTTTCAAGATCGTCCAGGCTGGGAGAAAGGTAGTCCCAAACGTGTAAACAACTTGACCATGTACGGCAATTTAGAAGCCAAGCAAGGTAAAGCCAACATGCCGGGTCATGTACGTGCTGCTCTTAACTGGAATACCCTGCGGCGTATGCACAGTGATAATCATACTATGGCGATCGTCGATGGTATGAAAACTATTGTATGTAAATTAAAACCCAATCCATTGGGGTGGACCAGTATCGGTTATCCCACTGATGAAAAACATCTACCCAAATGGTTTACAGAACTGCCATTTAACGATGCAGAAATGGAAGCTACCGTTGTGGATCAAAAAATCGACAACCTATTAGGTGTACTAGATTGGGATCTAGCCAGTGCAACTAATACCGAAAATACTTTTCAATCACTATTTGAATTCTAATGAAGCTAAGTCAAATCGTTGCTTTTAAAAACTTGTTAGATGACATGACTCCATTGGAAACAATGGTAGTTGCACATGACAAGCTAGCACCCATTTTACATACAGTTAAAGCCAATGGTGTGCAATTTGAAAATTTAACAGAACGCCTTGATCGAATTTATCATAAGATTTTATCCGACTTAGATGAGTTTGATCAAACTATAGAATCAATCGAATCAGAATTGTCGCAGTTGATTATACAATCAGAGCAGCCATATTATAATGATAGTCAGCAATTGTATGGTCAAATGACCGCATACGAATCGACCGAATATATTCTTAATAGAACTATGTCTATCGATGATTCTATCAAAGATTATATCACAGCACGTATTCAACAACACGGGCATTGGGAACATGCTGGTATGATTATTCGTCCTGGGCACGAGGACTGGATCAATTATCTAGTAAATTGTGACCCTCTGTATTTGGTAGATCAACATTTAGACTTATTAGATCCTAGTGTATTAAGATTTAACGATCAATATCAGCGTAGGCTACGTCTATATGCTATTCAAGAATCTTTCGGTCAAGAAATCTTACCTAGACTTCCTGATAATCAATTTGGTTTTTGTTTAGTATATAACTTTTTTAATTTCAAACCTATTGGTATAATCAAACAATATCTCACTGAGCTTTATAATAAACTAAAACCTGGTGGTACGATTGCATTTACATTTAATGATTGTGATAGACGTGGTGCAGTTGAACTAGTTGAAAGAAATTTTATTTGTTATACTCCCGGAAGAGCAGTAATGTCTCATATTGAATCTTTAGGATTTAATGTTAGACAAAAATTTAAAATGAGTGCTGCCTGTACTTGGGTCGAAATACAAAAGCCCGGTATATTGACTACTCTAAGAGGTGGCCAGACTTTAGCCAAACTGGTTTACAAAAACAACGATTCAATGTATACTGAAGAACAGCAGAGAGAAATTAGACAACATGCAGCATCTTTAGGTATAGGAATACCTGCAGTAGTCAATCAAATACCTATTGCACAATTGGTAAAATTAATTAAACAAAGGACCGAAGAATGAGAGATTTTTTATTAGATTTAGTACAGCATACATTTGAGCTAGGCAATATTGATACTGTCAAAATTACAGGTGACGAAAACGAAACACTTATTAATGGTGTAGCCGAAGATCGGTCTGTAATAATTGAAGGTAAGTTTGCAGCACCTATTGCTGACTTTGTTGGTGTATTTGGTATGCCTAACTTAGGCAAACTGAAAGTTATATTAAACTTACAAGAGTATCGAGAAGGTGCTGATATCACCGTGGTTAGACAGGATCGTGCTGGCGAAATGTGTCCGGTAGGCTTACACTTTGAAAATGCTGCACATGATTTTAAAAATGACTATCGCTTTATGACCAGCGAAGTTGTTGCAGAAAAACTTAAGAGTCCTAAGTTTCGCGGTGTTACTTGGCATATTGAGTTTGAACCAATGGTGACCAGTATTATGCGTTTAAAGATGCAGGCCAGTGCTAACTCGGAAGAAGCTACTTTTCAAGCTAAAACTGACAAGTCAGATTTGAAGTTTTACTTTGGTGACCATTCAACTCACGCAGGTGAGTTTGTATTTCAATCAGGCATCACAGGCACATTGAAACATGCATGGTCATGGCCAGTTAAACAGGTTATCGGCATCATGGATCTAACTGGCGATAAGATTATGAAAATCAGTGATGATGGTGCAGCACAAATTACTGTCAACTCTGGCATTGCCGAATACAACTATATTCTTCCTGCAATGAAAAAATGATCAGTCATATTAATGTTCATGGTCCCTGGTTGAAGGGATCATCAGGTATGAATCCTACATACGTTGGCGCGATGCCAGATAATCCCATGCAAGGAGTCATTCGAATCAACAGTTACGGGCAACTGGAATTGAATAACGGTGGATATTGGCAGAGCTTCTCGCAAAATACAGGTTATGTAGACACCACCATGTCTACTAACGCCATTCTAGAGTGGGCAGAAAAAAAGATGATGGAAGAACAAAAATATGCCAAGTTGGCCAGTCAACACACAGCAGTGGCTGATGCATTAGAAGCAGTACGTACAGCAGAAGAAAAGTTACAAATAGTAGTATCATTGGTTCAGGAAAACACGTGAACGAACAAGATAATCTTACCAGTAAGCAGAATGATTATGCGTTATTTTTGCCAGCCGTAAGCAGTTTCTATGGCAACTATGTAGGCCGACAGCGTACAGAAGAATACGTAGAAAAGACACGTATGCCTGCCGGTATTCCTGATATGGAAATGCTTAATTGGCTTAATGCACAGCAAGGGCTGTTTCCATACAAGTGGAGTCTATATTCAGCTGGGCATGCTGACTTAGATCTAACTAAAGTAGTGGCCAAAGAAGCAATGATTCGCGATCGCGATCCTAACACTGTCATGTTAGCCGACTCCGGCGGATTCCAGATCGCCAAAGGTGTATGGCCAGGTCGTTGGGCAGATCCTACAGATAAGGCAGCAGAAAAGAAACGTGAAACTGTGCTCAAATGGCAAATGGGTATTGCTACATATGGCATGACAATGGATATTCCAACTTGGACATATCGTGATCCTAAGGCCGCTGCTCTTTGTGGTATACACAGCTACGAAGATGCAGTCAAAGCTACCCGGTACAATAACGAATATTGGATGTCTAATCGCTACGGCGATACCAAGATCTTAAACGTATTGCAAGGTGGTAACCACGACGAAGCAGATCTCTGGTATGACCTAATGAAAGACTACTGTGATCCCAGTAAGTATCCTAATCATTTCAATGGGTGGGCCATGGGAGGACAGAACATGTGTGATGTAGAACTGGTTCTCAAGCGACTGGTACATTTGATACATGATGGATTATTGGAGCCAGGCGTGCATGACTGGATGCACTTCTTAGGCACAAGTAAACTTGAATGGGCCGTTTTACTCACGGATATACAACGAGCAGTTAGGCAGTATCATAATCCTAACTTTACAATATCGTTTGACTGTGCAAGTCCATTCTTGGCAACTGCTAATGGGCAATTATATCATAACATCGCAATAGAAAATCGAAAGAAGTGGAGTTACAATATGAGTCCAACAGTAGACAATAAGAAATATGCTACTGATTCAAGATCGTTTGGCGATGCAGTTCGGCAAGATGGTATTCATCCTAAGTTTGAAGATAGTCCAATTACTAGCCGTTTGAAGATTTCAGATGTTTGTTATTACAAGCCAGGCGACCTAAATAAAATTGGCAAGGAAGGTAGAACAAGCTGGGATAGCTTTAGTTATGCACTCCTTATGGGACATAATGTTTGGACTCATATTGAATCGGTACAACGTGCTAATCGTGCATATGATTCTGGTATCGCTCCGGACATGCTGGTACATCCAACCAATTCGGACTTTGATATACGTAAGATAATTGATCAAATATTTGCGGCCAAGGATCGCCAAAAGAGCTTGCAAATTATTGCAAATTATCCTAAAATATGGGAACGGGTTATTGGTACCAGAGGATTCACTGGAAAACGTGCTGTTAATGCACACAGTCA